ATTCCTGCAAATACTAAAATTTATCCATGGTATGAATTAAGAGAATCAGCAAGTGGTAATATTTGTGGCGGTTGGAGATTTTTAACAGAAAGTCAATTAAATAAAGGATTTGCAACCTTTCCAGATTCAGCAAAAAGAGTATATTTAAAAAGATATATTAATTGGTGTAAATTAAAATTAAATGAAAAAGCAGATGCTGGACTATCACATAGTGATGTTTATATGGGAGCTGCTCCAAAAAGTTGGGATTTTGTTCCATTTCCCCCTTCTGTGTATTATGATCCCGAAATGTCGTCAACATCTTTTTATAAAACAGATAAAGGCGAATTATTACAAGAAGGTGTAAATTTTTATGATGCGGTGTTTCCATTTCCATTTGGTAAAATGAAGATTAAAAAAAGAAAATTTTATAAGCAATCATCTTGGTTTTCTTATGATAATAAATCTTCTATTGAATTAGATGACAACGATAAATATGAAAGATTGGCTTTAAATTTTAATTATGGAAATGGGGGATTGGAGTTTTCCAGTATTTTTCCAGGATTAGAAATGTGGACTAAGGGAACGTTTAAAATTACAGGTTGGGGAAATTCACCTAATGGAAGTGGGGGAATTAAAAAAATTCCAAATTTAATAGAGTCTTTAAATTCTGATATGAATATTATTTCCACTAATAAGTTAATATTAGCTGGAGGGTCGGAAGCTTATTTGGGAGCGATGGGTCCTGTTGGGGTACGAAGTAAATCAAGTTTTCTTGATATAGTTGGCGCTACTGGTATTAGTTTTAGTTCATTAGGAGGACAAGAAGAAAGAAGAGGTATTGGATGTTCAGATACAGAAGGAATTAGTTCTGGAACTCCAATTATAACAGGAAGCGACACAGCAATAGGTTCTCCTTTAAATGGATATTTTCCATTTTTACAAGATGTTCCAAAGGCAACGGCAAATGGATTTGGCATGGGATTACAAATTTTATTAACTTCAATTATTAGATTAGCGGAACAACTTGCTACTATTCCTCCCACAACAACTCCCGCAAATGCAATTACAAATGCAACTTTGGCTGGTCAATTTTTAACTTTTTGGGGTAAAGGAGTTGCATTAATGCAAGATATATATTATGTTGATGCTTATGCTTTAAGTTTTTGTCCATTGATGTCTGCATGGGATGGAATAAGTATGGAAGGTTCTGGTAGAGGCTAATGAAATATTCTATATTATTTTGTTTATATTTGATAAATAATATTATATGAAAATTAATTTATTTTTTATTTAAAAATAAATTAAAATATTTTAGAGGTAATTCATGGGAGTAATTAGTAAAGCAAAAGATGCAAAAGCAAGATTTGATAGTATTGTAAAAATTGATCCAGTAGCGGTGGGATTGGCTTTTGCTATGGCAAAAGGAAAAGCATCTTTACCAACATTCGCAGCAGCTCAAGTAGCTATATTAGCTTTTAAAGCTAAAATAATAAAAGAAGCAGCAGCCGCTGCTTATGCTATTATGGATGCTGCACAAAAGCTTATAGCTGATGCTAAAGCTGCTGCTGAAGCGGAAGCTGCTGCTGCCGCAGCAGAAGCTACCGCAGAATCGGGAAAATATGCAAAACCTTAAAAAATAAAATGGCAGATAAAACATTACAAGATTATTATAACAAGAATATAATAGTCGACTTAGATATTAAAAAGATATTTGGATTTGAAAATGGAGATGTGTCTACCCTTACTAATTATGATGCTATTGTGCAAAGTATTCGTAATATTTTAAATACAAAAAAAGGAGAATTAGTAGGATTAATAGCATTTGGTTCTTCAATTCATAGTTTTCTTTTTGAACCACTTAGTATTAAAAATATTGATACTTTTAAAAGCACAATTATTGCAGAGATAAATATATTTGAACCAAGAGTAACTATTATAGATTTTAAATATCAAATTAATTATCCTCAAATGGGCGCATTAACTATGGATATGTTATTTACAATTAAAGCAATGGGAGGAAATAATTTTTATAGAATGTCTTTTCTCATAAGTAGTTCTTCTGGTGTAAAGGCCACAACATAAAAAGGTAGGTAAAATAATGGCAGATAAAATAAATTTTTTATCCGGCGATTTCGACACAGTTCGTCAGGAACTTTTAAATAAACTTAAAGGTCTTCCTGGTTGGAAAGATTTAGTAGAAAGTGGAGTTGGTAGTACTCTTCTTAGATTATTTTGTTATACTTTTGATGCTTTATCATATCGTTTAAATATTATAGCAAATGAAAATTTTATTTCAACATGTCAAATAAAAGAAGATATGTTAAAAATAGTAAAATTTTTAAATTATAAACCAAAAAGAGCTATTCCTAGTTATGGTGAAGTAAAAGTATATATAAGAACTGCAAATCCTAGTAATATTGTACTTCCCCAAGGAACAAGATTTTCCACTTCGGGCAATATTACTTTTTATAGTCTTAATGAAAATGAATTATTAGCGGGAGATAAAGAATTAATTATTAAGGTTTTACAAGGCATTCAAAAAGAAGAAAATTATAAATCAGATGGAATTGCAAATCAAGAATTTATTTTAAATTCTTCAAATACTGATTATTATATAGGTGGTAAAATTTGGCCTAATTCTGATTATGAATATTCTGGAATTAAAGTTTATATTGATGATGAAGAATGGGATGAAGTTGATACTTTAGTAAATTCAGTTTCTACAGATACTGTTTATGTTGTGGAACAATATAGTGATTATTCTGTTAAGATAATATTTGGTGATAATGAATTTGGAAAAATTCCTAATAGTGGGAGTAGTATTAAATTTATATATAATTTAAATATTGGAAAATATGGAAATGTAAATATTGGAAGTATAGTATCGGTTCTCGATACTATTAATGATATTATTGGTAATCCAATTACACTTTATGTTGAACAATCTGAATCATTTTTAAATGGAGGAGATCCAGAAACTTTAGATGAAATTAGAAACAATGCACCATTATTTAATAAATCTGGAGATAGAGCAATAACTAAAGAAGATATAGTTGCAATAATTAATGCTAATTTTTCCACAATATTGGACACTTATATATTAGCGGAAGAGGATAAGAATAGTCCAAATTTTAAAGAGATGAATCAAATTACAATTGGAATATTATTAGAAGATACAAATGGCTCTCCTTTGGTTGCAAATGGAGAAAATTATTTATCATATTATGAAAATGTAGATTTTTTATTGAAACAAAAAAGATCACAAACTGTACATTATAAATATATTATACCTGAAGAAATTGAAATATTATTTAAAGTAAATTATAAGAAATTTGATGGATATAATGACAGTACGGTTAGATCTGCAATTCAATCAGCAATTAATGCATTTTTAATTGAAAATGGAAGATTAGGGGTGACTATAAAAAATTCTGATATAATTGCTAGACTGGAAGCAACGGCTGGGATTGATTATGTATATTTTCAAATGAAAAAAAGTACAGATGCAACTTATAGTAATGATAATGTCGTATGCGGAGATACAGAATTCCCGATTTCTGGAAATATCACAATGACGAGAATATAATGAAAAATAATTCATTTTTACTTGACAAAATAAAAATGTGTGGTATAATATAAATATGGATAATTTTGGATATATTTATACATTCTGGGATAAAAAACAAGAAAGATATGTTTATGTTGGACAAACTGGTGATTTTAAAAGTAGAATGAAAAAACATTTATATGAATCAAAAAAAGAATATCCTCATTCAACTATTGAAATAGAAATTATGGAATATGGAATTAATAACTATGATATTTCAAAAATGGAATTTCCTTTATCCGATTTAAATAATCAAGAAATGTATTTTATTAGATATTTCCAGACTAGAGAATATTATGGAGGATGTAATTTAACCGATGGTGGAGATGGAATTAGGGGATATAAATTTTCTGAGGATTCTAAAAGAAAAATGAGCGAGATAAAAAAAGGAAAGCTTCTTTCTGAAGAACACAAAAAAAAATTAAAAGAAGCAAGGAAGAGTCGGATTTTTACTAATGAAACAAAAAGAAAAATAAGTGAAAGTAATAAAGGAAAACATTTTTCTGAAGAAACTAAGGAAAAAATAAGTAATGCTAAAAAAGGAAAATCTGTTTCTGAAGAAACAAAAAGAAAAATAAGTAATTCTATAAGGGGGGAAAATCACCCAATGTTTGGTAAACATCATTCTGAAGAAACCAAAGATAAATTAAGTAAACCAAAATTAGGACAATCTTTAGGCGATTTAAATCCAGAATTAACAAAACAATGGCATCCAACAAAAAATGGAAATTTAACTCCATTTGATGTTTGTCCAAATTCTAATAAAAAAGCATGGTGGATTTGTGAAAAAGGACATGAATGGTTGGTTAGAATTTGTAAAAGAAATAGGGGAAATAATTGTCCTTATTGTTCTAGTCGTAAAGTATGTATTGATAATTGTCTCGCTACAAAAAATTCAGAATTATCTAAACAATGGCATCCAATTAAAAATGGAGATTTAACTCCATTTAATGTATGCCCAAATTCAATGAAAAAAGTATGGTGGGTATGTAAATTTGGTCATGAATGGTTGGGTGTAATTAATAATAGAAATAATGGAGCAAAATGTCCTCATTGTGCAAATGAAAATAAAAAAGGAGAAAATAATATTAATTCTAAGTTATATAAAATTACATCTCCAAATAATGAAACTTTTACATTTAACGGAGGATTGAGAATATTCTGTAGAGAAAATAATTTAAGTTATGGGATGATACAAAAATTATTATATATGGAGTATAAAAAAGATAATTATAAAGGATGGAAAATTGAATACTATAATGGGGGAACTAAATGCGGTTCGTAAATCTCCTGTCGAAGCTGATTCCAAAACACTTCTTAATTCACCCAAAACAAATAAATGTATTCTTAGACGAATCCATTGACAATTTAACTACCGAAAAATTTAAATATATTTCTTCCAATATCACACCAACTGATGAAGAAATTTATTTTGATATGTCTGATAATAATGATATTCTAAAAAATTCTGGAATAGTTAAAATAGATGATGAATATATTAAATATGATACTAAAGATTTAACTACCGAATCTTTATTAAATTTAGAAAGAGGCTTTCTAGGGTCAGAGTCAGTCGCTCATTGTATTTCTACATTATGGACTGCACAATTATCTCAAGAAATTGACGAATTTACCACGACCATAGTT